CATGAAGTTTACTATCAGGAGGTGTCTGGAATTGCAAGCGTGGTAGTTGCGCTCATGCCTGGGAGGAGTCTACAGTTTCCTGTAGCTCTCTTGGTAGGGTCTCCGACTGTTGTAGATCCATAAACAGTGGGTCGACTTCTAACTTGAGAAACTCTCTCCCCCATATCTCGACCATGGAAGTACTGATGAGAGGAAGTGTGTCTTCGGCTCATTTCTGGCCGTTAACGCACGAAATCTCTACTCCGTTGTGTCGAAGGAAGGTAATTCACTTCCAACGAACTTCGGACTCAGGATCTCCATGTCGCGGGAATGAAGAAGCCAGGCGAAGGGCTTTGATAAAGTTCCTTCGTTTCTGTAGAGGTCAATTAAGACCTTTTCAGAGGGCTTCTAGACTACCGGGACCTGTACTGACGGACAGACATCTCCATCCCTTCTCCTCCGCAATTTGTAGCACTCCAAGAACCTGAAAAGGGTCTTGGGCTTCTCAAAGCGCGGAGACCGGAAACGGAGTCACCTCAACCGAGTTATGGAATCACCTCTTCGCGAATTCATAAGTAGTTCGTGAAATCATCGTTTTAGGCGATGAATAAGGTATATCCAAAGCTCAGAGATGGCTAAGGTAGGAGTCTGCGATCCTCTTGTCGCGTATGATGATATCATCCCCTAGGATGTCGAAAGGATTTCCTTTCACCCCGTTTTGGTAAGCTGAAAACGCAACCAGCATACCATGCGTGAGTGCGAAGGCTGGTCAGGACGAGTAACACCCCATACCTTGGCCTACGGCGTACGGAATTTCTCCGTATTCCCCGGCTTTGTACGGTTGTGAAACAAGTTCTTCCCATGCCGACGCGATATCCTGACCAAAGATACAACGGAGCACGATAACCTGGAGTTTTCTAGGAAATCGGTCTGTTGCGTCTTTAAGATCTATAGAGTGATATCAACCATCGCGGGTTTGCAATGAGCGTGTCTTAAATCCGCCTTGCTCATGGGTATGATCCCATGGTAAGGTTTTCAGGATGTTCATTAGAACATCATGGATTGGTTTAAGCGCAGTTTGACATCAGTAATTCGTTAGAGCAATGACTCTCGTCTTTCCCTCCTTATCGGGTATCCACGAC